TTAGCAATTGAAGGGTCCATGTTTTTATCAAAGTTGCGCCAGATTTCAGTTACAGGTACAGTGCCATCAGCATTCAAACCACCTTTAACCATCAAGTCAGCGCGAGAAGATACTGAGTAGTGTACATGTGCTTCAGCTCCACCTACGAAGTTGTAGAATTCGCGGAAACCAGAACGAGTCATGATATCAGAGAAACGCTCACCATATTCACCACGTGCAGAACCCTTGCGGAAGATCTTAGTACCATTTGACAAATACTTGTTATCCAAGAACTTGTAGTTGTCATTGTTTACCAATTGCACAGTGTAGATGAAACCATCTCCCATAGGAAGAATATCATCAGCAGTGATGTACATTTCACAACCATTGTACTTGTCATAAGTGATGATATCACCATGTCCAAATTCGCGGCGGTTGATTTTGATTTTGAAAGTAGTACCATCAATACCTTTGTTAGTATTGTTTGGTTCAATATCCTCAATGATATAAGGAAGATCCTGAGAAACAGGAGTCTGCCACTTATACTCACCACGAGCATTATCTACATTGATGATGTTTTTACCACCAAAGCTAGAAAGCTGGTAAAGAGGCATTTCTACTTTCTGAGCCATAGCCCAGATATCTACTGGACCAAGATCCATTGGTTCTGCATTCTTAAGCATGTTCACCAAGTGGTAAGAATCCACATGAGAACTAGCTTGATAATTGGTATCGCGCAGGAAGATACCATTATTTAAAACTGGAGTTGCCATTTGTTTTAATTTAGGTTAATTGTTAATTGTTTATCGTTTGAAAAAATTATTTTGTCCTCTCTGAAGTTTTTGAACTGATGGTTTTTTTGGTTCATCATTATCATCCACAACAGATGCTGTATTTTTACTTGCTTGCTCAGTTTTGAGTTGTCTTACTGTTTTAGCTACTGTGTCTTTAACAGCAATTTCTCTAACTTTTGCTTTATACCCATCAGGATCTGCAAGAAGCCAAAGTGCTTCTGCAATTAGATCATGTCTAGGTTCTACATATTGATACTTCTCTAAAAGGTGACCTAACATATTAGTAGGTCTTCCACTTACTGAAGGATAGTTAGGTTGAACAAGACCTGTATAAAGCATGCTTTGTACTTTCTTATCTACCTTGAGTCCATTAAGCTCTCCTGGAGCAAGTGTATTATACACATTCTCCATATAAGCTTGAGCCTGAGCGTGTTGTTGATTACGCAGCTTTTCTTGTTGAGCTAATTTTTGTTGAACTACCTGCTCTTGCATAGCATCCAACTTTGGCTTAAACTTATTAGCTTTTGACTCAAGATCTCCTCTATCTTTCCAAGCTTCAATCTCTTCTTCAATTTCTTCAACTGTACCAAAGTTTGTAGCTTGCAGGTAAGATCTTACAATGGTTTCTTGCCCATCTTCTGTAGATGGATCAAGTTGTCTTGTTTCTTCTACTTGAGCAAGAACTTTAAAGAGTCCTTTAAGATCTGCACCACCATCAGCTACATATTTAGCTGCATACTGCAATTCTTCAGGAAGAGCTTCAAAGAATTCCACCGGAGTTTGTTCTCTAAGCTTACGTTCTCTTTCCTGCATGTTAGCTTCAAAAAGCTCTTCAAAATCCTGAGTTGAATACTTTTCAAGAGGCTTATCATCATCAAAAGGAATAAGTTGTCCTTTATCAATAAGCTTCTTTGCAAGCTCAATCATAGCATCTTTTGACATCTTAGGTCTACCAGAATTGGCTTTAGACTCATCCTCATCAGATTCATCTACACCCATATCCTCGTTGACAATTTGGTCAAGAGCTTTATTAACTACTGCAGGAGCTGGAGTTTTACCCTCTTCTGGAGTATCATCATCATCATTGTCAAGGAACGAAGTATCTACAGTTGGTTGTGTAAATACACTTGGTTTCTTTTCTTCTGTTGCAGGGAGCATTACATTCTCTGCACCAGGTGTACCTAGAAGATTATCTAGATCCATTTCTACCTCTTGTACAGTGGTAGTTGCTGTATTGGTTTGTGTATCAGACATATTGTTGGTTTTGGTTTTATTCTCTAATACTTATATATAATATAAGCAAATTTATTTAAATAAACATTTTAAGTTTAGGTTGCTAAAATAAATTTTCCATTAGATAGCTAACTTTACTTTTTCTTTTGTTTATTTTCTTTTGATTTACTCACATCATATTTGTTTTTATTCTCTTTAGCTATCTGTAACTCAGTATTCTTCATATCTCTCTGAGCCTGAATCTTTTCTCTTTCAATTGCTAGTTTTTCTCTAGCATTCATCTCTTTGTTAGACTGAACTTGTTGCTTTAGACCCATAGTTTGTTGAAACTCATCGGATTTACGAATAACATCCATTTGATCTGCATAATCAGATTGCAAATTCTGGTTAATGTCTTGCATTGAACCATAACCTGCTGATTTAATCTCAGCCACTAAAATATCTTTTCTTCTGTCTTTTTCTTTCTCCATAGATTCCTGATCAAGCTCAAGCTGCTTTTCTTTTGCTCTTTGCTCAAGTTCAGCTTGTTGCATTTGCTGCTCATGCTGCATTTGCTCTTGTCTTTGTTTATTAGTTTTATCTTCAATTTTCTTAAGACTGTGTGTAAGCTCAGCCATAGATTCTGAAGTCATAATATTACCTAAATCATAGATACTTGCACCTGCTGTATTATTAGAAAGGGCTAGTTGTTTCATCTGTTCTACCATAGCTCTGTGATTTGCCTTAGTAGTGCAGAATACGTTAAGATCTCTAAGTAATAAATCAGTACCATTGATTTCAAAGTTTACCTTCTCATCAAGAGAAGTCATGTACTGAAGTCTTAAAGAAGGTTTTCTACTGTGATAGAATTGAGCAAGATCAGTTCTCATTTGGTGAACTCTTGGCATCAAGTAATCAGAGTGTTGTACAAAGTACATTTCTGTTTGTGCATAGGATCCTGCAACTGCTTGCTCTATTCCTGTAGCTGTATTAGTTTGACCAATTTGTTGACCAAGTCTTTGTGGAGTAATACCGATTACTTCAAAACACTGTTGCTTAAAGTAGTTAGCTAAATTAATCCTAGACATCATACGCTGAGTCTGCTCAAGATTCATTACCTGGAAATGCTGGAAAGCAAGTGGATTTTCAGTATTAGTAATACTTGTATCCAATGGTAACATCTGGAAATTCTTCATTGCCACATAAGCTTTGGCAAGATTGTTTTTCCCCCAATCTTCACCCAGAGAGTGTCGGGGCAGCGCATTTTGATCCAACAAAATTACGGTCCCCAACTCATCTACTAGGATGTCAGCAATTTGATTGTTGACAATATTATATCCAATTTGGAATGGCTTCATAAGATCTACCATAGCAGTAGATCTGGTATTTCTATCTGAGAATACTGATCCCTCTACCGGTAGTTTACAACCATAGAGTGTATTATCACCTTTAAATTGGAATTTAAGCTTACCAATGCGGTTTTGATCAATTCCAAGATACATAGGATTAATACCTCCTGGGTTATTCATACCCCAGAAGGATGGGTGGTTAGGACCAATTTTTACACCTCCCCAAACTTCATTGATCCAGATCCACTCAATATGCTCTCCAAAAATAAGATTGTCTTTAGTCTTATTTTTATATAATGCTGTATTATAGATAGGCTTATCCGTAATCTTATAGTCTTCATCTACTATATCTACAATTACTTCACCTGATTCAGTTACTTTAGTAAGATGGCCTACTTTTCTTTGTGACTTCCAATATGCTGTAGTTGTTCTAAGCATGAAAGCCATACCCATGTCTTTGTAATCTTCAGACTCACCCATTACCCAGTTAACAATATCTCCACCATTGTAGATAAAGTTATCATACATAGATACAAATTGTCTGTATTGTAAAGAAGGCATGTTAGTATTCCAATCATGACCCTTAGTAGCATCGTAGTAGCTACCATCATTTTGGTAACCCTGGAGCGGATAACCTGCAGATCTTACTGGATAAATAGCTTCAAGAGACTCAAGTTGTTCCTGAGTCATTAGATAACCATACTTATCAATAACATCGGCTACAGTCATCATCTCTACTTTACCAACCCAATTACCTTGAGAAATATATCTTACTTCTGGTGACTTGTGGTAAAATGTCATTACAGGATTCCAGAGTTCAATATCAAAGTCATCATCCATCATGCGGAAGTGCCAGAACTCTCTATCTGTAATAAGCATGTCTCTAAAAGCACGCTCCTCTAATTCATCCATCTTAAATCGCTCCTCATCAACTTTAAATTGATGCTGAGCCCACATTTCTCCCATAGATCTGTAATTCTTACTAAAGAAATCTTCAATTTCAGGAAGAGTTTTAAGATTTTCTGGAGAAAGTTGTTGCTGCATTTGTTCTTGAACCTGTGGATCTTCAGGATCAAGCCCCATTTCAATCATGTTATTAAGTAGCTTTTGTTGAGCTTGATTTAAAAGAACCTGCTCAATAGCTTGTCTTTTTTGCTCCATGAGTTCATTATATGAGAACTCATCTACAGCTTTAAAGGTAACTTTAGTATTGCGCTTAGCAAACTCAGCTACCATTACATTGATAACATTGGGAATAATAGGGTAAAACTTAAGCTCAAGTGCACTAAAGTCTTCCTGAGTAAGTGTTTCTAATAAGTCTCTATTTTCATTATCCTCAGAAACAAGATAGTCTGTTTTATCTATAATACCTTTTGCAAGCTTATAGTTTTTCATGAGTCTTCTAGCATTTCTTCTGATTTGCTTAAGACCTTGCCACTCTAACCAATCAAGATTCCACGCAGTCCAATCATCATCTTTTTCTTTTCTGGGTAAAAATTGAATAGGTTGAGTGATAGAGCCCATGCGGTTATACTCCGCTTTAGCCCCAGCCTTCATCTGCATTGCATTCAGGATACGCATTTTATATAAATTTTAAATTATAGTTACCCGATTTAATTCTTCTTGTAGTTTGCATAGGAGATTTTCCTATTTTATGGGCAAGTTCAGTAATTGAAAAAAACACTTCTCCTGTACATGTATTTAATACTTTTTTTCTAAGTTTAGCAGCTCTTAATTCTATTCTTTCAGCTGATTGTTTTTTTCCAATTCCTATATAGAATACTTCATTCTTATCCAATCTAATATGTCTATATAAATATGCCATTATCTCATGTTTTTAAATGGAGATTTAGGAAAGCTCATTCCTGGAACTTTTCTCATTTTCCCCATATGCCTAAAAGGGCTTGTATTTAATTTATACAAATTATCAGACTTTTGCAAGTTCTTGGTATTCACCTCTTCTACACGTTTTCTATATCCTCTATTAGCTTGCTGAACTTTGGCAAATGCTATTAATGCTGCTAAAGATACTAATCTATCCACGTTTACATCATCATCATAGGCCTCCATTTCAACAAAAGCCATAAGATCTGGTATTCTTTCTACCCCATAAGTAGTCTTTACTATAGTACCATCATCTTTAGTTTCATGATCAATCTCCTCTTTTAGGTACTCAATCAGGTAGCTAAGCATGTGACTTTTAAATAGAGTGCCTGTGTTTTTCCACCCATACTCCTGGAATACATTAGTATTAGAGCCTAGATCTTTGAGAAAGAGAACCTGACTTTTTGGTACAAGATACTTTTGTTTCTTCCTGTGTATCATGTAGTTAATAAAGTGGGATATGTTACTTTCTACTATAGTCCATGCATTATACCACTCTATTATTAACTCTAGTCTTTCATGGGTTTTATTAATATCATCAAATCGGCCACACCAAGCAGCAACTATTTTATCTGATTCTGTAAAATTGGTTGTTTCACCCCTATCTATTCTAGTAACTTCTACCGGGTTTTTGTAGACATAAATAGAACAGAGTGATTCTGAGGTTGTTGTTTTACCTTCGCCAACAGGGTCAATAGATGCATAATAGGTACCCCATTCAGCATTAGCTTGAGGTTTTTCCCATACAACAAGAACTCCTGTTTTATCTTCAGTATTCTTAGTTATAGGAAACTCACTAATAGGTAGTTTGTTGGTTGCTTTGGCTTCTATTTTACCTGAAGCATCTCTCTCCAGATTTATAAACTCATAAGGATATTCTTTCTCCTCAATCCTTCTTTTTTGAGCCGATACAAGATGTGTTGGAAATTTAGATACTTTTCTAAAGGCAAATGCCTCAGCTATATTCTTAGGATGCTGAGATATTCTAAGCTGATATTGTTCTGGTGACAGGTCTTTTTTCCACTTAAGTCTTTGAGTATCAATTGCTTTCACCGATTCTTCAACCAGGGAGTTACCATACTGATCTATAAAAGGAGGCATTGACCATTGCTCAGGAATAAAGAGACCTGTTTTACCTATAGTACCTCTATCATCTAATAGATTTGATTCTACAGAATATATACTATTTGCTTCTGGATATAATATCATTTGTTTAAGTGGTTGACACTGATCTAGGTCACCCACTGATCCTGCAGCTACAAATAATCCAGTGGTAAGCATACCTGATTGCATGGCAGGAAACAAGAATTCCACTGTCATATCCATCTTTGGTGCAATACCCGCTTCTTCATGAAAGAAAAAAGTACATGGTCCACCTACACCAGATGTAGGATCTTTTTCAAAAGTAACTCCTTGAAGCACTCCTTTTAGACCGGTCATGCTTTTTCTACCACCTATTACTTGTTCAATTTGCTGTTGCCACAAAAGAACTTTACCTGGATTCATAGGTCTATACCAAGCAGTATGTAAATCTAGGAATGATTTATACTCATTAAGAAATTTCCAAGATCCTTTTTCATTGATGTAATCTTTAAGGCTTGCGCCCATTTTAACAATAGGTGTTTCTTCAAACCATATAAGATTTATCATCTTAGCACAATGGAAATAAGATGATGCTATTTGTCGTTTTTTGAGGACAGCTGCATGTTGATAGTTAAGCTCTGCAAGGAGCTCGTAGAGTGCCATGTGATATTGAGCATCTCTGACAGTTGGAAAGTCAAACTTTCTTTTTTCTTTATCGTTAATTGGTAAGAAATTGAGCCACATGTAATATTCTCTGGGAAGGT